CGTAATACGTTTTCACAAGACACTTTATTTTTTCATTTGGCTTATATAAAGCAACAAAGCGTATTTCTTCTTTTATGTGGTCTGTGTACATCTTCATATAATTTAACTATTCATATTCTAATTTAAAACGATTTTTTTTAATTTATGTTCTATAGTCCCAATAAGCGGGGTTTTTTCGAGTGTCTAAATGTAAAAAAGTGTTATATATACCTATACCTTTTATATTCAAGTCCTCGCAGTCTTTTAAATATCGAACCTCATCTAATAGCTCTTCAGGACTCAGTCCTTCTACAGCTATATCTGAAGCCTTGCCTTTAACGTGCTGAGAACTATCATTAGAACCTATATGCCTATTATACTCTATACATCTATAGCCCGAGTTAACTCTTATAGACTTGCCTATATGTTCTCTTATTTTTTGAAGCTCTTTAGCTAAGTTTTTTATATTATCTAAAACATCTTCAGGCATATCGCAACCGCAAGAACATTCAAACTCCCATAAGTTAAAGTTCTCAGTTAGACGCATCTATTACGGTTTTAAATGATAGGTTAAGTTTTGGAAATAATATTATCATAGGCTCTTTACTAAATAAATCCTCCTTAGACCTATATAAGCCCTTTTTAACGACTTTTCCTAATAAATCGTATATAATATAAGGCTCATCAGTTTTAAGGCTCTTAGAGTGCTCTAAAACGCTTAGAGAGGCATCTGTAATTATATCTCCGTAAACAATTAAGCCTTCAGCTTCAGTATCTACAGCTCCTGACGTTATTATTAAATTGCCCATTATAATTAATTCGCTCGTACAATTATTGCTAAATGTCACTTGGCTTTCAGTATTTAAAGCGTAAAAGTCTCCGTTAACTGTTAGTGTAGTGTTACTAAGTCTTAAATGATTGTCATTTATATTAACGTCTCCGTTAGTATAATAATTTTGATATTCAGAATAAATACATTCAGGAAAGTCAGAATGGTTGTCGTCATCTGTAGAACAGCAACCTAATCGTAAGTCCCATTGTAAATCATTTAACACATCTCCTATAGATGTTTGAGATAACGCACTTAAAGAAAATGCTAATAATAGAATCGTAATAATTTTTTTCATCTTTATTTTTGTTTTTTATTTCTTAAATCGTTTTTTATTATAGCTATTATCTTGAAAATAGTGTAAGCAATAGATACCATAAGCAAAGCAGTTTTAAGTAAAGCGTCAATATTGCTAAGCGTTGATAAAAAGGCGAGTGTATTAATGCTGTATATTTTAATCGTATCAAATGTGCCCATTTTATAAATAAGGGTTTCAAAGGTTTTCATTATTTTATCTTGTTAATTCTTGTAAGGTTGTTTCGGGGAGTTTTTCGTTCCAAACTCTGAACCTTTTAACTCTCCATTGCCCCGTAGTTTCGAACCCGTACCAACTCGTATTTTCTATATTATTTATAACCGAACAGTCGTTAGTCCCCGAATCTGTATTAGTTCCGTTTGCACCATTGTAAAAGCCAAATTGATTAGCTCCTACGTATATTTTTTGAGTACCTGAAAAAGTAGGCTCTGTCTGTATATGAGTGTCTAATATAGCTGTCCCTCCGATTTGTATTCTGTTTCTCCAATAACCCGCAGAACTACCGAAACCTATATAATCCGTATTGGTTTGGTTTCTCACTAATAAAGGGACTACACTTGTGCCCGAAGCATTAATGTAAGAAGGAGCTAATTCTAAAACAACTGAAATCCCCGCAGACGTATCGAAATAATCTTTAGTAAAATCCATTGCTCCGTTAGAGAAGTTTGCTCGTGCTTTTGTTACACTTCCTGAGGTATCGTTAGGAATATAATTAACGGGATAAGTTCCGATAGTGGCTTGAGCTCCCCAAATATATGCAGACTTACCTATAGGAGAATCTCCTCCTGAAAAACCAAAAACCCCTACTCCGTCTGAAAATCTTATAGAGTAAGTTTGAGAACCCGCTCCCGTAGATGCTTTATAAAACCATATCCTAAACCAACCGTCGTTATACTTTTCGACTCCATAATTATCTACAGCTCCCAAAGGAAAAACAGCTTCGTTCAAAAAGTCAAAAGTAACACCGTAAACCCCTTGAACGTCAATTAAAATATATTGAGCTGTATCTTTTTTTACAAATAAACTAACTACAGCGTCGCTATTTAAGTCTATAGTCCCAAAGTTGACTAATGTGCTTGAAGTAGATGCTCCTGAAATTGTTATTTTAGTAGCTTCGTTTAATCCATTTGGAGCTATAGCTTTATTATACTCTTTAGTTAAATTCGACTCAACCCAAAGAGCATTGTTAAAAGTTTGTCCGTAGTCAGCGGTATTAATTCTCTCGTCTTCTAAAATAAGGCAAGGGCAGTCACTTACAGAGTTGTCGTAATAATATCCATAATTCCCTCTTGGTTGGTATTCTGTAGAATTACTACCTACCTCTAATTGCATACCCCATAGCTGATAATTATCTCCGTCAGCTCCATTAGAAGAGCCATTGAATCTAATATTAGGAGTAGATACCACTCCCGAAGGGACTGTAAAAGTATATGTGAGTTTTTCCCAATCTCCCGTTCCTTCAGGTATAAGCGTATCAGATATTACAGCACTACCCGAATTATAATAAGCAATTTGAAACGGAGACGTAAAAGACGTCTTAATCCATACGCTTGCCGTATAAGTTTCTCCTACTGTTAAAGCTTCGGTTAAATCTTGTGTTATTTGGTGGTTGGTAGTTCCTGATAAAGATATATCTAAAAGCAAGCCTTTATCTTCAGCTACTGTATTCCCTAAAGGAGTCGTATCGTCTGTATTTATGCTTGCTGTTACTCCCGCTCCGAAAGTAATACCGTTAAAGTTTACTGTATCAATCAATAAATTTCTATAAGGAATCTGATAACTGTTTCTCCAATCTATTTGGGGCTCGTTAGTGCCAATAGTTTCTATATAACCGTCTTTATTAACTTTTGTAGAGGCTGTAGATATTGTAGAAAATTGGTCTGCGTGAGCTTCGTTAGGAATAGGAGAGTAAACTCTATTATTTTTGTAAGCTATAGGGAGTATCTCTAAAGACGGTCTTTTTATCATTTTATCACTTTTAAGTTAACCAAGTTAAGTAGTCTACGTATCCCGTAGGAGATATATCTGAGCCCGAGTTAGTTTTATATTCAGGGAATTTAGTAGAGTTGTCGCATAGATATTTAACCAATCTATCAGTATAGAAGTTAGCGTTAATTCTCGTTTGCTCTTGTATATAATCTACTTCGTCTTTGCTTAATGTTTCAGAGTTCTCTGAGCTATGCTTAAATACACCACCGTTAGCGATTGTAATAGAAGCGAAAGGCAGATACATAACTAACGACCACTCGACCAACATAGGTTTTATATAATTATTTATTAGTAGTTTATAGTCTGCGTTTTCTACTTCATCCATAGTCTGAGCTATTATTATACTCTGAAATTTCTCGTACAAGTCAGTCCCTAAATAGGACTGTACGTGAATATCTTGAGCCTTCTCTATGTAAGGAGTTATCTTAGTTGCGTCTAAGTTTCCGTCAATTAGACTATGTCTTTTTATGTCTTGAATACTGATAAAGAGAGCTTTCATTTTATCCTTTATATTTTGGGTGATGTCCGTTTCTTGGCATATCTTTTGGAGCTACAGTTGAGGTCTCGTACTCCTTGCCTTTTGGAGTGTATGTTTTAGGAATAGAGTTAACCTCTTCCCCTTTAGATATATGTTTTTCTGTTTTAGATTTTAATCTATATAGCTCCTCTTGAAAAAAATGTCCGCAGTTAACCCCGCCTTTGTACTTGAACAAACTATAATTCTGTCCTTTATGCCCATGAGATTTATTAACTCCCGAGAAGGAAGCTTGGTCTATGTCTTCTTTACGATATACAACACCTTTAGCTGTTCTGTTCATCATAGTTTTGCAAAATTCTCTACTATTATCTGAGCTGTATTTTTCTTGGTATGTATATCTAATCTTGTAAAAGGATTTATCTAAAAAGCTTTTTTCATTTGGTTTAGACTTTATAAAAGCCGACAGCTTATTAATTACAGAGCTTTTTTCTTTAATTAATCTGTTAGCCCAATCCTCCGAGTCTTCGTTATCCTCCGAGTATTCTCTCGAATCCACTAACTCCCACTCCTCTAAATCTAAAAGCTCTCCCGCTAAAGAGTCTAACATATCCTTATCGTTAAAACCTTCGTTTTCCTTAGCCATTTTAACGCCCGTTTGCTCTTCTTTTGTTTCGCCGTCCATACCTTCAGAATCAATAAACTCTAAAGGCTGAATAGTCTTAAAGTACATATTTAAAGATATACTGTTTACAGATAATATCTCATCTAAAGCGTCTATAAGCTCCTCTTGATAAGATTTTATTACGCTATTATCAAAAAATAAAGAAGCGTTTTTAATCTCGTCAGCGTTAGAGCCTAACCCATTACCTCCGTCTCTAACCCCTAATAGTAAAGGAGAGGTTACAGCATGAGCTGTAATTAGCTTACTCCTACACTCTTCAGATAAATACCTATAATGCTCAGGAGCGTTATCTAAAGGGATGTTATCTATAGTTGACGCTGACTCCTTATTATTGTTAAAAGCAATAACTACCTTATCTCCTTTTGCTGAAGTGAACTTGTTTTTGGTCTCTGTTTTTATCCTTCTTTGTTGGTCTTCGTTAGGGACACCGTTGTTAAAGTTTATAATCTTAGTTCCCGAGAAACCGTTATCTATGTCGTTGATTAAATACTCTGAAATTTGCTCTTCTAAGTAAGCATAAGGAAGAGCTCCTACGTAATCTACGGGCTGATAAAAAACGTACCCCGAAATATAAGAGGATATTATATAAACCTCTGTTTGTGTTTTATTTGTAGTTCCGAATACGGGAATAGGTTTTAGTTTATCGCTTCGCTTTCGCTCTAACCAATTAGGGTGGTACATCCAACGAGTTATATCCCCTTTATCGTTAGGAGTTCCCGCTCTTAATGTATTCATAGGGAAATGAGACACAGAAGAGACTTTTTTATTTTTATAAGCAACCTGAATAGCTCCCATACCTAAAAGTTTCCTATCGAAAATTATCTTTCTAAGGTCTTTAGGTTTTAACAAACTCATCATTTGAGCGTATTGTTCGGGCTTTCTATTGGAGTCGGTAGCGTCTAATCCTTTACCGTATATCTTTTTTGATATTTGAGAGATTATAACTTGATTTGTAGTGCTTCCTATATATCTATCTATTAAATATTGAAAGTAGTTATTGTCTTCCCCATACTCTATAATACCTTCCCTTGCGTTCTCGACAATAGAAGGAGCTTCGTAAGATGACAAGTTTATAAAATGTATATTATCGTTTTTCATTAATTTAGTATTATATATTCGTTAGAGCTTTTATGTTCTATTATATCGCTAAAGTTCCCTGAAGTATTCTCTGAAGCTGACACCACCCTTAATAGACCTCTATATAATATAAACTCATCCGAAGCCCTCTTATCATTTATAGAATTATCTACTTCGAGAAAAGGAATAACCCCTTCAGAATATACCTTTACATTATAAACATGGTCTAATATAGCGAAATCAAAAACATCCGTAAAAGTATTAAAGTCCTGAGAGGCTACTACAAACCCGTTAGCTAATTTATAAAAACTCTCGTTAGACTGCTCATCCGTAAACTCGAATAAGTAAGCGTCTCCGTCTCTTCCTATATAGTTTATACTCTGAGAGAGTCCCGAATCGTTTATATATATCATATTAATATAACGAGAATTTAGTATTAATATATCATAAAAAAAGAATCCCCCCGTTAATTCAGCTTTTTATTTTTTGAGGATACCTTTTTATATATTTATTAGTTAATATATTTAAGTAACTCACTTTTTAGATAACTATCTTAACGACAGTTATTTACGTTGTTTTGAATCGTGACAAAAATATTAAAAGTGTCACGTTTTAAAACGTCTTTTTGGCACAAAAAAAGGAGACTATATAAGCCTCCTTTCAATATATAAATAAAGTTTCTGTTAAACTCCCTCTACAGTAGTAAAGTTAATCCCGTCATCTATAATAGCTGAGTCAACTATAAAAGCGGGCTCTTTTTCTGAGGCTGATATAGTTAATGTATATCCGTTAAAATCTCCCAATCCCGAACCTGAGTTAGTGTTTACTGAAACATTGCAACCGTTTTGAGCTCCATAAAGCTTAAAAACGCCGTCCCAACCCTCAGTTATTACTATAGGTCTACCATAAGATAATAACTTCAACTCTTTACGAGTTACTGCGTCTTGAGAGGCAAGGGTTAAAGAACCCGAAGCCGACCAAAAAGCCGTATTATTATCTCCGTTAGTTTCTCCCGTTTCGTCCATAGTATTAGCACCTCTTAAATCGTACTTATACATCGTTATATTACCTGAGCTCGTACCTTCTACTAACTCTGTAGTAACATTAATCTCTAAATCTCCATAAATCCCCTCAGCATAATTTATAAAACTTATGCTTTTTAGTCCCGCTACTGTCTTACAGCCAACTAAACGACCTTTTGAAATATCGCACGCCATTAGTTAGGAGTTATTTGTGTTGCTGATAATGAAATATTAGTAGCTCCATTTAAAACTATTTGAGCTAATGTAGTATTAACTCCCGATATGTTTAAAGTGTAGCCGTTAAAGTCTCCCATACCTGAACCCGAGTTAGTACTTACTGAAATATCGCAACCGTCGTCGTATCCGTATAATTTACGGACTCCGTTATAGTCTTCGGCAATAACGTAAACTCTCGCTTTAGACAAGGTTTCCAACTCTTTACGAGTGTCTTCCTCTTGATAAGGAAGCTGTATAGAGCCTGATATAGTCTGAAAACTTGTATTATTATCTCTTGAAGACTCTCCCGTCTCGTCTATTGAGTTGTTAGCTCCTCTAAGGTTAAATTTATAGAAGGTTGTAGCTGTATCGAAAGCACTTATAGAGCCCTCTGCTGAAAAGGTAGCTGACGCTCCGTTAAAGTTAGCTAACTCTATATGTTTGATGCCTCCTATACTCTTACATGCTATCCCTCTTCCCGTTGTTAAATCACACGCCATAAAAAAAAATATTATTTGTTATTAAAAAAGGGAAGGAAAATCTTTAGATAAACCTCCCCTTTGTCTTTGTTAGTTAATTATTATTTAATCCTAATTCAAGGCGTTAACAATTCCGTAAGTCACGATGTCTTCTACGTTAGCGTAAACTACTCCCGCAGTAAATCGAGCTACGTATCTTACATTCTGAGAACCGTCAATCATAGCCATATCAATAACAGACACTTCGTTATGGTCTGCTAATAATCCCGTACCAAAAAACAAGTTCTCTTTATAAGTACAAATCATTGTATTGGCTGACATTCCGTTAGCTACAAAAACCTTAACTCCGTCGAATACTACGTTATCTAAACTTTGATTATTGAATCTGTCAAGATGTCCCGCAGTTCCTAAAGCTCTAACGTATTTTCTGTAAACGTCTTGAGAGATATATAAATATAAATTCTCTTTACCGAACATAGTATCAGGCACAGCGTCAAGGACTTTACCCATTTCAGCAATTACGTTAGCTGAAGTTACAGTAGTACCCGTTACCTCGTTAGCTGAAGGTAAATTAGCGTCAAGGCTCAATAAAGTCTCAAACCCCGCAAAAGAACCGTCTCCTCCCGCTGTTCCTTGCCAAATAGCAGTCTCTACCGCTGAGGCTGTCTTGTCGCTTACGTATCCGATTAAGTACTCGTTAAAGCTCTTAGGGATTTCGTCGTGAGCTGAGTAGCCCATTTCTACAGCTTGCCAATCGCTTCTTAATGTTTCCTTACAGATTTGCAAGTTAACTTGTAAAGACTTAGGCTCTAAAATAGCTTCTGTTTTAGTAATTGTAGAGGTCGCTGTGAAGTCACAAGTTCCGTCTTTTAATAAGTCGTCTGTATTTAATACAGAAATAACTTCTTTGTATTTTACATTAGGTTTAACTTCGATACCGCCTCCCATAATGGTATTAGCTGTAAGTAAAGAAGCCGAAATAAACTTACCCGCATGCTCTCCCGCATAAGTTGTTGTAATATTTGTTGTTGTAGGCATAATTAAATGTTGTTTCTAATTTGTGAGTGAATAAATTGTAGTTTTGTTTTTGGTTTAGAAGCCTCTTCTTTGCTTAGCTTCATATTTTTTAAAGGGTTGTGAAAGTTTAACTTAGTCTCTTCCTCTGTAGCTTCCTCTGTAGCTTCCTCTGACACTACGTCTTCAGATACTGAAACTTCAGATAGCTCTATGATTTTAGCTTCTAACTCAGCTATCTTTTTGTCCTTAGCGTCGATGTCAGCTTGAGTAAAATGTACCTCAGTAGTCTCTACTACTTTTTTAGGTTGAGTCTTAACTTCGTCTTGAAGCTCCTCTTCTTGTGCTACCTCAGGCTCTACAGAATCCTCTTCGCTTGAAGCTTCCTTAATTTCTCCGATAAGACCTTCTTCAGATACGACTAACTCTCTACCGTCTTCTAAAGTGTACTCCCCAATAGGAAGAGCTACTCTATCTCCCTCTGACACTATAAAGACCTCCATTCCCGCCTCAAAGCTCTCTGCTTCTACAACAGTACCGTTGTCTAATTTAGCACTCTCTAAGAAAACATCCGCCCCCAAAAGGGTTAAGAGTTTATTAAGTCTCTTTTTTGTGTTTGTGTTCATATTTACATTTGTTTAATTAGTAATAAAACGTCTATTAATCTATTATATATCAATTATTAAAAAGTATTAATAATTTTGTCCCGTAAGCTCTTTGTAGGTCTTACCTCTTTTTTTCTTAACGACTCTGTTATCTGTCTTTACTTTAATTTCTTTTTGCTTTAATACATTTTTATAAAAATTAGGATACGGTATAGACTCTGAAATATGTGTTATTGAGTTTGATACTGTAGGTACTGACACTGATAATGCTCCTAAGTCTATATTATAGCTTATAGCGTTTAGGTCTTCCGATATATTAGCTACACTAAAAACATCTATATTGTTAGATGCAAAAATATAGTCTATAGAATCTATATTAACCTCAGTTATTGAGTCTACACTTATGTCATCTAAAATTAAATCAAAACTTAAAAGCTCCAAATCTATATTAGAACTTGTCTCTACAGATATATCTTTTATGTCTTCACTAAACGAAATAGAATCTAATAAGGTAGTAGTAGCTCCTGAGCTAACTACGGCTATATCTAATTGAGATAAGACTAAAGATAATGAATCTAATTCTGTAACAGAGCTCCCTTCAGTAATAACAGACAAATCCTCTAATGAAGACGCAAAACCTAAAGAGTCTAAGCTTATAGATATACTCTCTGTAGTGTTTACGGTTATGTTATTTATTCCTTCTACTAAAGATAACGAGTCTAAATCTGTAGATATATTTACAGAAACCGAGACGCCTATATCGTTAACCGTTTCTACTAAAGATAATGAGTCTAAATCCGTAGACACATTTGTAGATATAGTTACGTCTATATCGTTAATATTTTCTACTAAGGATAAGGAGTCTATATCTGTAGATACATTTGCAAAAGAAGTTACGCTTATGTCATTAACTACCTCCGTTAAAGATAGTGAGTCTAAGTCTGTAGATATATTCTCTGTAGAGGTTACCGCTATATCGTTGATATTTTCTACTAAAGATATTGACTCTAAATCTGTAGCTACGCTCGTCGATATAGTTACGTCTATATTATTAATAGTCTCTGAATAGCTTAACGAATCTATAGTAAAAGACTCGTTAATAGGGGTTGAAACCGTTATATCATTTAAAGACTCT